CCTTATTGAGCACGTAATCAGTGTTGGCCACAAGCAAGGTCCAGGTGGTGTCGAGCAACGCCTTGGTGTAGATGCGCTCGGTGTTTCTGACCACAGGAGGGTTGTTGATCTGGAAGCGTCTCTGACCGGATTCAGTGCTTGTTGAGATGTAGTCTATGCGACGGACAGTATCCCCTATAGATGCTGGGGTCGTGCCAATCGGAACTGTTCCGTCCAAAGTCAAGGTGTTTACGGTAACAGAAACATATTCAAGAAGAAAGTCCTCATTTACCAACACATATCCTGTGGAAGGAAAATCAGAAGCGTCATCTACAGAAATGACTGCATCTCCGGGGTTCACTGCTGTAGCGAGGGAGTCGAAGGCCGGGGACACGGTATCTGGAGTAAAGCCAGTGCCGTCGTCGATGTATACGATGACCTCTTCTGGGTCACCTGCAAAGTCTTCAAGAACGTTCGAAGAGATAACTCGCTGAGAGGTATTCTGATCCGTTACGCCTACAGAGCTGGCTTTGAGGGCCAACACAGTTCCTCTAGAGAGAGCCTGGAGCTTCTCCACTGCGCGTGCTCTAAAGTCTCCGTCGCTCTCACGTAGAGCGCCACCTGTAATGATGTCTGGGTTGGTAACGCTGGCTCCTGCAAAAGAAGGCGCTCCCACAAACTGAGACACACGACCGATGCCTGCATCGCCGGAAGTACCAGAGGTGGTGGCTACGATATTTACTAGATTAGAGTAGTAGTTACCTGCTGGGATAGTAGCAACCTCTGAGGTACGGTAAATCTTGGCGCTCTCAGAGGAGGTGGCTGGTGACTGTATGTTTGTGCTGGGAGCAATAGTGTATGGGGAGGCACCAGTGATAAGAGCTACTCGGTCACCAATCTCTACGTCTCTAACGAGCGTACCTACGGTAAAGGTGTTTGTAGCGGTATTCAGATTCGATACAACAGCGTCCTGCGCGCGGTTAGTTCCTTCAGCGATTCTAATAAGGTAAGGGTAGCCGTTGGTAGGGAACCCTGTGGAATCAAAGATGGTTACTGTAGTGTTTCCTGCGGCGGAGTCTGTGGCAGAGTCGTCCTGAATAAGGTTAGTGTTGATGAACTTAGCTTCACCAAAGGAAGGACGTGACTGAAGACGGAAGATGTTGAAGTCTGCAAGCCTGCGGTCAAGGTCCTCACCAGCGGCGGTGGTGTACGAGAAGATGTCCAGAAGCTGGACCATCTGGAAATACTGCTCATCGTCCTCTAGAGCTGCTGCTTCCAGAACTGTTCGAATAGCCGAACCAACGGTAAAGTCTGTGTAGGTTGTGCGGGACTGCACATAGGCAACCGAATCTGTCAGGATTTGGGTAAAGGATCTTGGGACGAAAGCCATTATACTCTCCTCAGAGGGAACGTAATATTCAAGTTATCGGACGAGTCTATCAACACGATCCTGGATTGGGCCAGGAGGGTATCTCCTTCGACAATGAAATCTAATCTGTCTACGCGCTGGACTCTGCCATCGCTGTAAATAGTGCTCTCCGTAGCGGAGCGGAAATCGTTAATGGCCTCAGGAGTGGCCTTAGAACCGATAGGAAAGGATGCTCCGAAACCTGGGTGAGCTGGAAGCTCTCCGCGTTCGGTAGAGAACTTGATGATGATACCCTGCTCTACGTTAGGAACACCTACAACAGAGGCTAGGTCGCCCTTCTGGTTCACTCCGAAGTCCGCAAGGTCAACACCGGATGCGGAGGTTGGAACAGAGACCAAACGAATATCTCGGCCATAGGCTTGCTGAACAGGGCCAAGGGTGTTCTGGTTTGTGCCATCAGTCTCACCGTCAGAAACGTTTACGGTATTTAGAGACATGGAGCTTACTCCGCGTGAAGATACAGGATACAGGATATTATCGCCAGGGGCAAGGGTATCTGCTCTTCCGTCAGTAGCAAGGTAGGGCGACTTCAAGCCGTTCAGCGTCACTATAATATGCCACTGAGAGCGGTCTCCCAACAAACGCCCTGCTAGAGCGCGGATATCTTCCCCAACATGCACAGTGCCCTGCGCCACACTACCTGTAGGGGCAGCGTTTCCAATGTAAGTCTTAGAGCCTCCAACGGCTGGAGCCACCCTAACACGGTCAGCGGTGTTACCGGCTGTGATGTAGGCGCGGGCGTACCGATCCTGGCGCTCTCCACCTTCGCTGTCTACACTCTCGCGAGTACCTGGCTCAACCAGGATTCTTGCGGCAGTAATACTGGCGCGTCTAAGGGAACGAACCAGAGCGTCCTGCTCCTCTACTCCAGGGGTTCCTGAGAGAAGGTCAACAGCGTTGTCAAGGTTATCCCGAAGTACACGAGCGTTGTGCTGTAGGCGCTTACCGAAGTTAGAGCCAGTAGCTCTGAGAACTCCAAGACCACGAGTTACGTTGATTATAGGAGTAAGAAGCTGGGTCTGTGCAAATACGCCCAAGCCCTCCAACCGGCGAACTTGTGTAGACACGATAAGGAAGGTACGGCGAAGAGATTGGTTGAACTCTTGAACGCGCTCAAAGACCTTACGAGTCTCAAGAACTGCGGATAGAGGATCGCTCTCAGTTGAGAAGGTTACGTTTAGCGGAGAGAGCGTCTGGAACGTGATGTTGTATTCATATGTCAAAGGAGAAGCCGCACTTCTGTTGACGCGGAACTCCTTAGGCTCTACGATCCACGAATCGCCATCCTTGTTGTTTCTCCACACCATAAGAATATGGTTAGAAGTCTCGTCGTTTTCCTTCACGTCCGAATACGCACGAAAGATGTTTCTAAGGAACACGATAGAATCAAAACCGGTTTCCTCGGAACTAGCTCTATAAGGGCGAAGACCTCCGTTGGGAGCCCCGCTTCGGGGACCGGGAAGTCGAAGGTCGAACTCGCCAGTAAGGTCGTTTACCGCTTCTCCAATGAGAGGGATATTAGAGCCAGGACCCCTTTTGCGGTTGGGGCGCACACCAGTAGTTCCCTGAATACGGATAGATTTGATGATAGAACCGTGAGATTCTACGTACTTTCCTCCACGCTGGGTAGGAATAATGGTAGTAGCGTAAGGCTCACTAACCTCAATGACCTTGGGAGCAACACGGAAGAAGTACTCTGGCGGGGCTAAGGTTGCAGCAGGGTTCAGGCCCAAGAAGTTGGCGTCTTGGATAACTTTGTTGGTCTTAGCATTTAGGATGAAGATACTGTACTGCTTCTCAAGAAAAGGAGTAATCTGACCTGTGTAAAACGAATTAGCTCGCTGTCCCTCAGCGCCCTCTAGACTGGCAGGGGTAATCGTGGAGTTAATCTTGCCTCCAGTATTTTTGAATGTGATGGCTGAGTTTTCTGCCATGTTAGCTCCAAGTTACAGTAGTGAACGGAGTAAGAATCAACGAGGAAGTACCTGTCTTGAACCACGCGTCAATAGCGGTAGCAAAAGCAGCGGCTGCAGATGCGTGCGTAGTCTGTATACCGATATTGCAAAATCCCACGTCAGCGGGGGGTATGGCTGTCCCTTCATATATCCCCAGTGTGTCTGGGCTATCCTTTATAAGTGTTGCGAAGTTAGCAAAGGCAGCTTCAAAAGGAGCCAGATTCACACAAGGGTCAGGGTCGTAAGTACCTGCTGTCCAGGAATTGAATACGGAAGTAAGCTCGCCTGCAAGCGCTAAAGCTGCAGTTCCAGTGGTAGCAGCTTGGTGGGGAGGAATCATTCCGGCCACATACGTCGCCATAGCGTTGCCCCACGCTGTAGCGCAGGCGGCAGTAGTATTTGGTGGAGTAGCAAACAAGGACTGCAAGGCGCTCTCTAATGCGGGCTTGTTTACAGGCAATGTACGTGCTCCCTATCATTATACCAGTTATCAGCCATTATTCAACAATAGTCTTCGTGCTAAGGGGTGGGGCAAAGGTAGTAGCTCTTACTGTCGTAAGAGGATCTATCATTAGGGGACCAAATGGGGATAATACTTTACAAGTATTCTGGAGCCACAATCTCAGTTGTTCTCCCAATACTAGCGCCTCATCATCAGCGGCGTTGGCTCCAATGAGGATCTTCTCAGCATCGTGGGTCAGGATGTTTGTGGCATATATCTGGATCTCATCACCAGCAGTAATCTTCACGATGTCGGATACTTCTACCGTGAAGCTGCCAGGAATGAAGAAGTCAATCTGGTCCCTGTCCATGTAGATGTATGTCTCGTTGCGCTCATCGCTGGCTACCGGCTCTTCCTCGGCAGGGTTTCTCTGAGGCATCTCTGGCTCTGTAGTGTCCAGTACGCCAATACCCTCTTCCTGAGGGTTGAAGGTAAGCTCAAAAGCCTGTGAAGGCTTTATATTCAAACGGATGCTACCACCGGTCTCTTCGTCTGGGTTCCTGCCGAAGCGTCCCTCAGTAGACTCTGCACCAGGAGCAAGGCTGCTGTTAGCCCAAGTGGTGGAGAATATGATATCTCCCTTGCTGGTAATAACAGTCTCTATGCCGTTTACTCTTGAGAAGTATCGTCCGGCTTGCTCCAGAGCCCTGCCTTCAGCGCCGTAGCCACTAGTGGCTGGGTCTAGGGGGTTCCTGGAGTGGGGCCACCAACTCAACACAAACGGGTGGTCTAGCCTTCCTCCGATGAAAGCTACTACACACCAATCGCCGTCTAGGTTGTAGGGGTCTATTTGGTGCAACGAAGAGTCGAACTCTTCTCCGTTCACCTGAATAGACGCAGCTCTAGGAAGCTTCTCTTCGTAGTCATCTAGGCCGCTAGGACCTTGTGGAGGAATAACTACGTTCTCCATAACAGTGTACGCAGCAGCTCCATCATCTACAATAAGCACAGTACACTCGTGTCTGTATCCCTGACGATCCACAGTCTGGACAGCAGAGCGGTTCTCATCTCTGTCTGATGGGTAGACTTCCAGAACTATCCCAAGCATGAGTTGAGTCATGTTTAGGGACTTGTAGTCCTGGGGATCAGAGAGGAGAGAGCCCTGGAGCGTGGTGCCGTCTGGGGCATCCGTAGGTCTTACTCTAGTAATCATTTAGTCTTCCCCGTAGGATCCTTCAGATCTGTGAAGCGAGCATCGGTACCGGAAACAGTGTCGGTGCGAGGCTGGTCATTCTCACCCTCGTTTTCATCCACGGCTCCGTCCTCCATACGCTTAGTAAGTTCATAAGAACCTGCGGGACTTACTAGCTCGTCATACTTAGTCGAAATGCGGCTGTCCTTATCGAACTCAATAGAATCTATATCATCTACAGAGTTCTTTGCGTCTGCTCCTGAACCCAGAAGGCTGTTGCCTTCACCGCCACCAACAGCTGCTCCTCCGTCTCTAAGGAATATAGAACGACGAATTGCTACAGGATCGGGAGTCACAAAGTATGTAGCTAAGCGACTTCTACCAGTTTTTCGCTGATCCTTAGTGGCGTTCATCTGTTCATAGGCAGGGTAAACGTAGATTGGGAAAGGATGATTAGGCTGTCCTCGCGTGACGCGCAAGGTACTAGACATGTTGTTAGGGAACTTCCAAGAGTGGTTGACACCCTCGACGTAGTAACTCATGCGACGTTCGTGCATATCTAGACGATATCCTACGCGAATCTCAGGAGCGCCACGCATCTGCACAGTACCGGATAGGTACTCAAGATTGTGCTGGTACCAGTGGTCTTGCAAAAGAGCCCAGCGAAGAATCTGCTTACGAGAGTCAGAGCCGTCAACCACTTGCTTCTGCGATGTAGTTGGCTTAGGATCCGCCTCAGTAGCCATCTCAGCGCCGGTCGTAGCCTTGACATCTGTCTTAGGATAGTTTGCAAGCTCTTCAGGAGTGTTTCCTCCCTGGTCACTATCATCAGGCTCTACTTCACCTGCGTCTTCTGCAGGCTGGGCGCTGTTTAGGAAGGTCTGTAGGTTGATGCCAAACAACTGAAAGAACTGGAATGGGTCACAACTATTCTGTTTAGCTTGTTCCATTCGGAAAGTACTCTCACCGGTCTCATCGAACAAGTTCCCGCCAACCACAGGAGGGTCTGGCTTTGGGTCGCCTTGAGGGGTTGTGGTGAAAGGAATTCTAGCAGTAACTGCGTCGTTTCTAGGCGGCCAATCTCTGCAGATCTCGAAGTGCAGGTGGAAGCGGTCGTTCTTCTTAGCCGTGAAACCGGTATTGCCCATGTAACCTACAACGGTGCCGCGCTCGATGAACTGAGGCTTCTGCATACCGCCGCTCACCCCTGGACACTCCTTGGAAGCGAATTTACTCTTAGACTTGGCCTTAGGCACTTTGGGGTTAGCTCCCACTGCTCGGCTGTCTAGGTGGGCATAGACAGAGTAACGTATACCTATGTGTGTTCCGCCTGGAGTCGTAAGATCGTGTTTGATAACTACACAGTTACCGTAACCATCAGTACAGCCGTCTGGGAAAGAAGCAACAACCCAGCCATCAGCTATTGCCTTGACAGGAATGGGATCGGACCAACCTGCCTGCGCCGGTACGCCGACGTTTGCATATGGCCTCTTAGTGATATCAATACCTTGGTGGAATACCCAGGCCTGTGGACCCTTTGACTGGTCTGCGGGAAGCGGCTTAGGCTTAGGACGGTATCCCCACGCAGCCTGAGGACTACTGTTGTAGTACCTAACGTAGGTGGGATTGGCGGGCCAGATAGGGGACTGAATGACGCTGGCCTCAGGGATCTCGTCAGGAGATTGGTCAGCTGTGGGGTGTTCCGCTGGAGGAGTAGTTTTGCTTATTGCGTCTACACTGAAGCGAGCAGCTCTCGTAGTAACGGTGTTTACTCTTATACCATTTCTAATGATATGGATAGGAGTAATGATAGGAAGCATGTCCTTCATGTAGAACTTGTTGTCTGATCCAAGAACATCGTCGGACCAAAACTCAAACAAGTTGAAGTGATCATTATCACTTCTACCTAGTGCAGTTTTCATCACCTCAGTCTCGGAGATAACAGCTACGTCTAGGTGCTTCCTACCCTTTACAGTGGAAACACCCTCCGCTTTATCCGCAACATTAATGTTGTCGTGCTCTATAACATGACGGCCAGCAGTATTGGCCTTGCGGTCAAACAAGGAACCAAAGAACAGTGGGCCAATATAATCTTGCGTGTCTGTTTTAGTTATCAGCTCAAGCTTGACATCGGTGAGGTCAAGACCCTCGATGGTACTGAACGGATACTCACGCATAACCAGAGCTGGGATGTAGGTGATTCCTGGAGGGGCTGCCTCATCATCATCTATGTTTCCGCTCTTGTCATCTGCGAGACGAGAGTAGGCACCTTCTACAGGTTCCTCAGAGACGGAGTGGTCAGCTCCAGAGGAGCTAAGTGGGCGCAGATCGAAGAACATCTCATTGATGGACTCATTGGAGAAAGCCCTAAGGATCTGCATTAGGCTTCCCTGCTTCTGCCAAACAGGGTACCCAATCATGTATCCATCAATGGAGCGGCGCTCTACAAAGGTGAATACATCGAGAATGTCGGTCAAGAAAGAGGTCTCGGTAGAAATGCTTTTTAGCTGACTGACGTTAGCTTCTGTAAGGCTATCTAAACCCCCTGTCAGTCCTCTCTCCTTTTCATTAGGAGTAAGCTGTTGCCTGATGATGATATCTTGAAGAACGGTAATAGCTTGATCGCCATCAAGCTTAGAAGGATCCGGCTGTCCGGTATTCTTAGACAACAACTGGATTCGTTCGTCCTCTTTCTGAATCCTACCAGCCCTGTAACTATCCCAAGTACGGTTAGCTTCTGCTCTGGCCTCGGCCTCTAGCTTAGTGTAGTCGTTACCTACTGCAGACAGCGACTCTAAGGCTTCCGGGCTTAGCTTACCATAAACAAGTTCAGCTCTGCGCTTTCTAAGACGCACCTGAGTATCGCCGGGGTTGTAAGTAGCGGGAAGCCTAAACTGTGTTCCAAACCCAATAAGAAGCAACACCAGGTTAGTGATAACGTCTGGAGGAGACCCACCGGCCACGATACCGCGCGTCATAAGAGACAGGCCACCGATATTTGCCTCAGCGAAGTCGTAGTTAGCGAAGTCGGGGCGAAGGGCGAGCTGCGGGTTGAAATAGATCTGCGTTCGGTCAAACGCCTTGTAGAAGTCAGTGCATATGAGGCGGAACGTAGTGACAGGGTTACCGTTACCCGACACTGAGTAGTTCTCCTCAATACGGTCCACGAATCCGAAGAATGTACGAGTCCACCCAGACCCGTCACCAATATCGAAGTAGATATTGATATAGTCGTTAGGAAAGATTAGATTCAGGTAGTTGTCACCTGGAATGAGACTAACGGTCGCCTGCCCTGCACCCTTGATAGTCTTACTGGTCTCTACAGAGTATACATCGTCCTGAATCACCAAGGAACGGCCAGCGCCTGGGCCTTGACCAGACTCGGCGTTATGACTGTCTACCAGGATCTTGCATCTAGTCTTGTATCTTCTGACCCCATCTTTTCCTAGGGATCCGTTGATTATGTCCGTAAATGGAGCGCCTTCAATTATAGCAGACATAGCAATTACCTAGCTATCCCTGGCGGAACAGGGGACTTAGCAGCTGCAGCAGCTGTAGCGCTAGCTTCTTTAGTTGCTTCAAGCTGGGCCAACGCGATCGCTTTCTGTGCCTGGAACTCTTCGAAGAACAGGCCTCCTGGCTCGAACAAAGTAAGATACTTAGCGTCTGCGGCATTCTGAGCTTCGGGGTCAGCTTTCATAGCCATATCGTAGCCGATTTGCGCAACCGCATACTTCTTATTGATTTCGTTGATAGCTTTTCTCTCCACCTTATTATACTTGTCGCCACCCGTAAGATTAGCAACGTCGTACTCTCCCACTGTGTCGCCCTTGAAGTTTGTGGCGACTTCACCAGTTTCAGGATCGGTTCTCCTCTTGATACCGAAAATATCTGCGTCTAAGTTGGTACCCTCCAAGCCTCCGCCCATAAGGTTGGCAACCTCTTTCATTATCAGTGCAATGGCTTCCAACACCTTTATAGCAAAAGGCATAAGCTGTGTAACCATCTCATTTAGAGCTAGCTGCATAGCCTTTACAGACTCGGCAACTTGTGCTCCTATAGTGAGGGAGTGGTTAGTGACGATAGCCGCTTGCTTGGCCATATCTCCAAGCTCGTCGATGCCATCTGCTGCACGACTTTCGGGCGTCTCCTGAGCTTTGTCTAGAATCGACTGTAGCTTTTCGTCTCTAGCAGGACCTTCCATAGTCGCTGCTACGTCTCTAAGCTCCTCAAGCACAGTGGTATTTAGACCGGTCACACCCTTGAGAGCAAGAATCTGAGCCTCTCCGCCACCCTTCTGTTTACCGAACTCGGCAAACATAGCCTTGACGTTCTCGGGAGTAGCGCCCTCTTCCTGACGCTGTATAGCTTCGTAGTAACTGGAGCCTCCGCCTGGCTTACCAAAGCCGAAAGCCTGAAGCATCATAGCCTGACCAGCTTCACCGCCGCCTGGCTTTACGATAGATTCATTCAACCGTTGAAATACAGATGCGCCACGAGCACCTTGCAGGCCTGAAGCACCGCTAGCGCCCATAGCTTGAAGAACAGAAGCATAGCCTACAGAGTCAATGTTGCCGCCCTGACGAGCTGCCTGTGCCTTGATAACGCCTGTAGCACCTTGGATAAACTCTGGAAGACGAGCCTTGCTGATACCAGCGCTAAAGCCTAGCGTAATGATCTTCTGTAGCTGCTTGCTACCTGCGTTACCTTCCGCGCCTCCAAAACCGCCACCAGCCTGAGTTAACTGTCCCATCAGCCCTGTAGACTGTCCCATGTCTAGCATGGTGCTACGAGTGAGTTCCTGCGCTGTCGTGGTAGCTTTGTAGTTACCAGTAGCCATAGCAACCGCTCTAGCCTGCTGGACGCCCTGTAGTTTGTCGTAGCCTAGCTTAGTGCCCTGACCTAGTACAGCGTCGAGACCTGCAGTAGTGGCACCAGAGCCCATCATACCGGCGCGGCCCATGCCGTACTGCATGTGCTGTGCGTAGCCCTGACGAATCTGGCTAGACATCAAACCAATACCTGCACCGGCTGCTGCGAGTGCAGCTCCGCCTGCAGCTCTACGTATGCCTCTGCCTAGGCTCCTACGACCTCTCGGATCGTTTCTTGGGTCGTTGGCGTCTTGGCCGTTAGCTACACGCTCCATCTTACGAGCGAGCTTATCGACTTCTGCACCCTGCTTGCGTATAAGAGCTATACGCTCTTTGAGCTGGGTGTTGACAGCCTTCTCATCGTTGATGAGCTTCTTCTTGGCTTTAGGACTGTTCCACTTATCCTCTAGCTTAGAACGCTCCTTGGCATGACGAATAGACTGCTTTTCCAGACGCTTAGAAACACTGCCAAAGGTAGCGGTATCCTTAGCAACCTTCTTTAGGCCTTGGTCGATCTGTTGCTGGCCCTCAAGGACCAGTTCTAACGCAATCTTATGGGTGTCGTCTGCCAACGTGTGTTCCTATTAATCTGGGGAGTCTTTGAAACGCTTATATCTTAGAGGAGTAGCCTGTATAGCCTCTTGCGCCGCTATAGCGGTGGCTTCTCCTATGGTCTGTTTCGAGCGATTTGCAGGCTTGTTGAAGCGATCAACTGCTCGAAGTCTCATCTGGTTGAGGCGGTTTATCTCGTCCTGAGTAAAGGCCTCAAGGTAATCTGGTGTCTTGCCATCTGCAAGTTCTTGTTCCCACTTGTCGATGAGGGGGTCGCCAGTCTTTACAAACTGTACTTCACCATCAGCGTTACGGTAAACAGCGAGTGGGTCCTTGCGGTAGTGGTCTTCCCAAAACTTTACAGCCAGCTCATATACAGAGCATTCCTGAAACAACTCATGGTTCGAGGGAAGCTTGAACTTCTCCTCCCACCACTGGCTGAGGCTCTCCACCAACGTTGGCTCCAGAACCCTGCGCTTGGCCACTTCCTTGGCCGCTAGCAACAGGTCTTCCGTCTTGAGCGGCATTCCTTGATCTCGAAAAGTTACTCTCGAAACGAGCAACCTCCTTGTAGACCTCAGACAATACAGAGATGTCTGTAATCTTGTCCAGGTCCCACCAGATAGGAACGTCAACGAGAGAGACCTCTAGATGAGCGATCATGCTGTTGATCGAGTAGGTAGTAGCGTCTAGGCCCTGGCCTGGGTTATCTTCGTCGTAGTGAAGACCGCCACATAGCTGGCTTCTTCGAACGCCAAGCTGGGTCATGGTCTTGATTGTTAGCTTCTTAGTCGTAAATGTACCTTGATAGCGCGTTGCATCCTGTTCGGAATACACATCAACGCTAAAGGTATGCAGTAGATTATCCATCAATGTTACCCTCTTATAAATAGAGAACTTCTCATGCCACTCCAGCATTGGGGCAGCATGAGGATCTCCTAATCATATCTAAGTTCGACCCAGTTTATACTGGATTCTCGAACTCGTCAATCACGCGGATAGCGACGAACGGAACGTTCTCCTGAACGACGCCTCGGGCTGTGATATCGAAGCTATGACCAGCGCATCGAACGCCCTGGAAAAGCTGTACGGTGTTGGCAGTCACACTGTCCTGAATAGCGGCCTCTAGGTCGCCGGACGTGATGATGTCACTCTGGACAGGGAGGATTCCCTGCGCCTTGAGAGAGTCGCCAACGACTCTAAAGATCTGAGCATTCAAGCTGGTTCTGTAGGCTACTGGTACGTGTTCACGAACTTCGAGCAAATTGAGTACGTCAATAGGCTCATAGTCGATCATTTCCTCGCCGGAAACGCCACCTGCGAAACCAACGGCTGCACCATTGACCAGGAAGATAGCTCTCGCTCCTGAGAATGTTTGTGACGCCATTATAAACTCCTAATATACTATAACACTGATTGCGGACTAAAGCCAGAAAGAAAAAGCAGGCCCAGGGGCTTCAAGGAGGGGACGACTATCCACCCCCAGGCTGCCAAATATTACTTTAGGTAGGAAGCGTAAACGCTGCTACCAGAGTCTGCAACTGGTCGATGAGGGTAGCAAGATAGGCGTTTTCGCCTGGCTGCGCACCTGGATGGGTTAGAATCTTTGGAGCGGATGTACCACCAAAGTCGTTCACTGGAACGGTGATTGCAACAGCATCGCCTGCCTGTGCGGCAGCTGCCATTGGGCCACGAAGTGTCACGGAGTTCTCATTGCTGCTAACTACGATGCCCTCGCCTCTTGCAGTAACTACTACTCGCATGCCCTTGAACTGGTCAATGCGGTAGTCTGAGTCTGCTAGAAGAACCACGGTGTCCGTGGAGCCTGCTAGAGAGGTAAGACCAGGACGGCCAATGTTGCGCTCTGCAACGGTGGAGCCTAGAACCTCTACACCCTTGATAATGCCTCCGATAGCTAGACGGTCTGCACCGTATACGCTACCAGCTGGGGCATCGGCAAGGCCTTTGCCTTCACGAAGAGCGTCTACAAACTCAGAGAACATAGTTCCCTGAATGGTGTACGTGTCTCCAGCGGCTGGTGCTGCTGGGAGGTCGTCGCCTTCGAAGGTAAGCGTGGTAGTGTCGTTAACTGCTACTCGACGCGACTCACCTGCCAGAGAGGCAGTGATGTTACCGTCAAACACAACGGTATTACCTACCTGTGTGCCTGCTACGAAGGTTGCTGCACCGTCAACAACACCACGGACAGTGCCGCCTACTGCTGTAAGTGCTGAAGACTGTGACAATGCATCTTGAAGCAAATCAAGAACAGTGGACATATCTTGTGCGCGAAGGTAATTCTGAGCACCGGCATGAGTTGCTGGTGGCACATTGTTATCCAAAGCAGGGCCTGTAGTCAACGCGTCTTTTACGGCGGTTAGATAATCAGTAACTACTGTAGGAAGAGCTGGCATTTTAAATACTCCTTAGTTTTCTATTCAAAAGCTACCCTTACGCGGACTGCGTTGGCAACTGAAGGAAAATGTCATTCAACTGGAAGTTGATACCTGGGACTGGGAAGATACCAACGTTGATGCGAAGTGTGTCTCCAGAAGAGTACACCTTCAAGTTATGATACGCCTTGACGGTCGCACCGGTTACTGGATCCGTAGAATCCACGATGATGTTATCCTGACGAGCGGTTTCAAGATAGCTAGCTGCTGTATCCTTCACGGTACCAATAGTTGCCGGGGAGGCCTTCTTACCGGTGAAGCGCTCAACAAGAGTGGTGCGAAGTCCGAAAGCTACGTAACGAACTGCATCACGAACACTACCTTCGCTATAGGCGAGATTGTCGTCTGTAACCCAGGTAGTAAGGTCTCGGACCCATCTGGTTCCAACACCATCAATGGTCTCTGCGAACAGAACACCATTGATAATCATTTCGTTTGCATCCGAGATATCGGCTGGATCCCAGGTAGAATCCTGAGTAAGGCCGGAAACACGGAGCAACTTGTGTGTGAGTGGCTCAGCAATCTCGTTCACACCGGCACGCATAGAAGCTGCAATAACAGCCTGCATACGAGGACCGAACTGCTGGAGAGTTCCGAGGTTGTTCAGAGTGGTTACATTCTGAGCTACCAGAGCAACGTCCTGGTCGTTCAAGCTGTTAGCCTGAGCGATGACCTCGGTCTTAGTTCCACGGAATCCCTGGAATCCGCCACGTTCGCCAGCTGTATCCTGAGCAGTTCCACGAGCCTCAGCTACGTGACCTGCAAGGTTAGCTGCTACGGAAGCAACGGTTGCGGTGGAGCCATAGCCCTCGTTTACGAGGTCCTGGTCGATTAGAGGAACAACCGAGTTACAACGAACCTTGAGAAGCTCATCGAATCCTGCGTCGAAGTAAGCGTTCGTGGAGATACCACGAGATCCGCCAGCTAGAGCAACAGAGTCTAGAGTCTCACCTGGTGCGCAGCAGCCTGCAACAGCGCTTCCGGTGTCGGAAGAGCGAGCAGCTTCTACGTACTGGGAGAAGTCGTTGAGGTAATCTACCACAGCCATCAGGTTACGAGTAGTACCCTCGACCGCAAGGTCGGTGGACACCTGGATGTTTGCTGAAGTCTCTGGACCGAAGTCAAAGTCAGCAACCAAGGTGGTGTCTGGGTTCACAGCCTGTCCGGCTGCAGCCTCGTAGTTGGAGTCCTGATTGATAAGGTCTATGAGCTGACGAAGAGTCTGCCCAGAGGAGAACGCGAAAGTCTGGTCATTGCCGGGAGCACCAGTAACCGTAGTCGTAAGACTGGTTGCTGCTCCTGCAGATCCCTGAACCTCAAGTACAGCCTCGGTTACAGTCTGGATAGCCACGTCATCGCCAACCTCGGGAGCCGCAGATAGTGCAGGACTGAGATTGAGTTCTGTTGCAGTGTTGGTAGTAATCGTGGTGTATTCACCGTTGATCAATACCTGCTGTCCGTCGTGAGCACCTGGCGTAAGAGCCGTACCGGTTGTAGTAACAAACGAGGCGGTAGAAGGAGCTGCGGCCAAAAGAGGCGTTGCTGCAATCTCGGTACCGCCCTTGAAGAGAACCTTCAACTGGGCAGTTCCGCCAAGCTCTGGGGATACTTCCTCGTCGCCTTCGAAAGTGACAGTCACAACCTTGGTAGAACCGGTTCCGTCAGAAACGTCAACCTTGATACCGTTGGTGTGCTCGCCCCAATCCTTGGAGGTAAGCTCGATGGAGTTCGCAAGGATCTCAACGTATGCAACGCCCGCAGCTGGTGCTGCTGGAAGTGCTGGGCTGACCACAAGGTCAGTAGTGGTGTTGCTTACAATCTGACGAACGTAAGAAAGGGAAGCAGTTGCCTGAACATAGACCCAACGTCCTGCGTGCTCGTTCGCTACCATAGCAGCGTCGAGAAGAGGAACATTAGTGGTTGTGGCAGCCGCGCCTACAACGTCTACAAGCTCTACCTCGGCCTCAAGGACAATGTACGGGTCAGTTGCGACATTTACTGTTGCTGCATCAGCCCACGTAAGAATATTACCAGTCGCCGTATAGCCTGTGATGAGGCGAACCTCGGAGGCGGCAGTGTTTGGGTTGATTACAAGCCACTTGCCAACTAGGCGAGGGTCGTCGTCGTCTGTGTAAGCAGCCAGCCCTACCGTATCAGGGAGGGCAGTTGCTGTACCGCCGACTGTTGCGGTGCTGTTAACAACCTCGGTTGCATCCTCGGCTGCAAGGTTTGCAGTAGAAGCTACAGACGCGTTGGTCTTGTAAATGTATACTCGGGAAGCTCCGCCAGGTACGTCAGGATCGTTAGATGCCTGGAATGCGAGGTTGAGAGCGTCAACGATTGGGCCACTACGGAAAATATCCGCTGCTCGGGAAGGATCAAAAGTGGTAACAAGACCAACCTCAGAGCCGGGTGCTCCGCCTTCTGCTTCTCCAACAATAGCAACGATGCCGTTCTCGGTGGTCGTAACCTGAGCTAGAGCGGATGCGTTGATTCGCGTGATACCACCTGGGGTGAATCGAGTGATACCGTTAAATGTAATGCTGCGTGCCATCTCTATCTCCTATTAGTAACCGATGAAGCACTTATCCCACTCTTCGAGGGTTCGGTGCTTTCTGGGGTTAGTTACAAATGCACGAAGGCCGCCACGGTGTCGTGCTTTTACTTCACGGCGGGAAGCCCACTGATCAAAACTATATCGTTTTACAGGCTTGGTAGCTTTCTTCGCTACGGCCTTCTTCTTTGCGGGAGCCTTCTTAGGGGCTTCCTTTTTAGGAGCAGCAGGTGCCACTTCCTTTTTCTCTTCACCACTGAGTGGCTTCACTTCTTCGAAGCCTCGTGGTTTAACTTTGGTTTTCTCTTCGGTCATACCATTTGCCTTACAGAGTTATTGGGTATTTGACGATGATGTCGTCGCCAACCATGTAGTTAATCTGAATCTTACTATACGTTTCTTGCGGTTCCAAGAATGAGAACGGAGCCTCGAATCGAAGACTCATTGCTCGTTGAAAGATTTCATCAGGTAGGAACTCAGTTCTAGGAGCGAGGTCTGAGCCACCTATGCTTAGGTTTATGACTCCCTGACTCTCTAGATAAGCTCGCTGTGATAACAACAGGGCCTTTATGGTAGCGTAAAGATAGATGACTTCTTCTTGTTTACCTGCCAACACATGAAGAGCGTAGTTCTCTTTATAGTTGACACCCTTACGCAAATATGACCCATTAGAGTCATAAACCCGGCTGGGCTCTCCATCGGAGGCCATTGGGTCGTTCGGTTTACGAATGTCAACGACACTCGTAGCATCTAGTTCTGGATCAAACGCACCGATGATGTCAAGGCCATCCGGTCGTAACCGGAAAATATCGTAAACCTCGCCAGCACCTGTGCCCTCTACTACATATAGTGTAAGACATCCTGGGGGATTTTCAAGTAAATTCTGCACTATGTCTGTAATATCTTCACCAGACTGGAAAGTGATGCTGTTTGCGTCGTCCTGAGTAGCCACCGCTAGTGGCCCTGCCACCTTCACAGGAAGGCCCCTAGAATCGCTTGTAGAGGCTCCGTGGCCTCCAAGGGTGTCATAGGACAGCTCAGGGATGGGGACATGTAGATAGTCAGTCTTGTCGCCCATAACATCGCCCAAGAAGGTAGAGGCTTCAGTCTCATCCTTTAGGAGTAGTACTAGTCTAGGAACAGTAACATCTTCTTTGGGGAAGTTTACATCAAAGCTAATCTGGCTCTCCAGGACGAACTGCTTCACAGCGGCTAGCTGGTCCTGGTGCATTTGTGCGAAGATCGTGTCGAGGATGCGGGAATCCTGGCGCATGGCTCGGAAGCCTGCGATGATTGCTTTCTGTATTACAAACTCCGGTATTACTGACATCTTATTCCCCTTACAACTCGTCTAGCGCTTCATTGATGTAACGTATCGCTATCTTCTTGACTTCTTCAGCCACTTCATCTCTAATATGCACACCCTTGAATCCTGGGTGCTCCCACGGCTTTCCGCCCTGCTTTGCGAACACGGTCGGATTGTCGAACCGTATTACTCTCTTGAGGTTGAGAGGTGCAATCCCGTGATTCTTATGAATCGTCATATTGTAGGCTGGAGTTCCGTCCTCGACAGCAGAAGCTAGCCAGCTGCCTGTGAGGCCTAGGGTTACAGATGTAGGAGAATCCTTGAACACCTTCACCGCGCGCTGATACTCAACCCTGGAAGACTTCAACCGCTGACCTGCAAGAGTGCGCCAAAAGTCCCTACCCTCACGACCAATCTTGATCATGGACCTGTTTAGCTTATGCTCGAAAGCGCCCAGGTTGAACTTAGGCGCAGTTATCTTGATGTTTGCGTACATTAGAACTTGGTGTGGGTAGTGAACAAGTCTTCTTCTGAAGCTCGGAAGGAAGGGCTGTCCATCGGGCTATCCTGTGTGAAGGTCACATGCTTCTTGCGTACAAGAACGCGCTGACCTAGGCTACGACCGTTGTCGAAACGCTGAAGAGGGGTAGCGTAGGCAATCCACTCCAAGAAGCCAGTATACTTCACGGTGTATAGCGTCTTGATGTCTGGGGAGTTTCCAACCCACTGAATCTTCTTGTTCTCAAACACGAAGTCAGTGCTGTGCTCATAGACTACTCCGTTGATATCCTCGCACCAGATAGAGCATCCGGGGCGGTACCACAAGCGGTCCTCGTTGTTTTCAAGGTCTGTAACGAACTGAGCGTTGTCCTCCAAGGTGTGGGAACCTCTCATAATGACCTGTCCAGCGTTTAGAGGGGATGGGCCGCAGAAAGTGATCTTGTCGAAATCAGTAATTATTCCTGCCTTCAGAGAAGGCGAGAAGGTGGCGTCACCGGGAACGGCGTAGCCAATGTCTAGCAACTGTCGGTTACGTCCAGCCTCGATACCGGTAATGAGGCCCTTGATGCGCCTAGCGTTACGGTACCTGTAGCCGTCTCCCTGACAGTGGGGGCAATCTAAGTTTCTGAGGTTGCCTGGCTTGCCTTCTAACTTGATGAGAGAAGCGTGCAGGTCTCCGTTACGACAAGGACAAGCCACAGCCGTTTCTAGAATAACCTCGTCTCCACGAGCCTCAACAAGCTCCTCTAGTCTGGCGAAGTCAAAGTCTACACCAATAAAGCTCATTACACAACCACCATTGTAACGCCACGGTACTTAGCTCTAAGCTCTCTACCGTTCTCCTTGATCCACTCCTTGTAGGCAGTGATGGTGCCTGTGAAGAGGCCATACTGCGCGGAGTTGATGTAGGATACTGACTCGCTTACACCGTCTCGGCTGAGCGATGTGGAGCCAAGGCCTGGACGAATAGCCTGACCTGCTGCGGTCAAGGCGTCGATTGCTGCCTTCTTAGCAATCAGCTCCTGAATGTCGCAGCTAGCTTCACGCAAGCCGACAATCATGTTGAAGTGCCAGAAGTTGGGAAGCTCGGCTGCACCACGGATAGCGTTCACCCAGAGAAGTCCGATGAAGTCGAAAGCAATCTCCTGGTTGAAAGGAACCAGCTGAATGAGACCAGTCTGCTCGGAATGCTCAATCCACTCAAGGTCGATGTCAATAACACGGGTGTTAGCGATAGCGCCGTACAAGCTATCTACTCGGAGAAGCTGTGGGTACGGGGTCTGAATCTTGACCCACGAGCCCTGGCTGCGAGGAACGAAGTAGGTTAGAGGGCTAACGATGTAGTCGAAGTCCGTGTCGGTAAAGATAGGGGCGGGAGCGTTGATACCTGCAGAGTACTGGATTGTGGTGGGATCTCTGTCCGTCACAACGTTAGTAGGCTCTACGTAGGTAGCGAGGTAGTCCTTCTCCACCCAGTCCATAGCCTGGCAAATGTAGCGCTTGAGGGTTTCGTCATCGATCTTCTTCTTATCGATTAGAAGCTGCTCAACAAGGCTGCTGTCAGGGAGAAGTAGAGTGCTCTTTACGCGCACACAGATGTAGTCGTTGGTTGCACCAGAGATAGTAGCTCCGCCTGCACCAGCACAGCCACCTGAGCCGTCGCCGTTACCTGCGAAAAGAACGTAGACTCCAGGAGCGGTAATGCTTACGAGAGGGCCACCGTTCCAGTTGAGCTGACGAACATATACAGTCACGCCACCAGCGAACTGGGTTGGGCCTTCTGCCAAGGTGAGAGGGTCGGCACCAGAGCCGGACGCTACAGCACTGAACTCGGGGAGAGCATCGATAGCGGCGGCTACTAGAGTAGCCGTGTTCTGTACGTCGTCTGGAACACCAGCAATAACTGCTAGGTTGATTATAAGGCTGTTAGCAGCGAAAGAAGCAGTAAGACCAGAAGTTCCGGTAGGTATTTGCACAGTAACAACAAAGCTGTTACCAGCAGCACCAGCGCAATCTCCGTCAGCGGTAATTGTAACTGCGCCATCTACACCGCCCCCAATAATTGCCGTCGCATTGGTGATGTCATCTTCGTGGTAAACATAGCCTAGCTGGCCTACACCGAACGGGTGACCCTGGCTAACCTCTACCACAGTCACGCCTTCAATCTCTTGAGGCTGGAACTTAGGCTCACGAATCTCAGTAGCCGCAAGGTTGAGACCGAAGAGGAAGTCATTCTTCAGACGGTCAACAGTTACGATACTAATGCAGAAGTCGTCAGTGGACGCGTTGATATCCTCATCAGTGGCGCTAGTAGCCTTGATAAAGTATTCGCCATGACGCACAAGGCTGATGAGGTCTTGGTCTACGATATCTGGAAGGTAGAACTCAATGACAGCAGACACGGGGTCTGCGGCGTAAGTGAACGAGGCAGTAGAGGAAGCAACCACAGCATCACGAGAGCGGCGAGCCTTGATCAGCTCTACGTATACTTGCTCTCCTACGTATGGAGCGCCGCCTGTGACACTCAATGTAACTGTGATCGTATCTCGATCGGTCTCGTATCTACTGTATTCAGTATTGTCTACTGAAACCTCGATGCTAGTTGGGGTCGCCATCTAGGACTCCTTACGGGATGTCAAAAACGTTAGTTGAATCAACCGGAACTTCTAAGGTTCTACGGTAGTTGGCGGATGGAATGAAGAAATCCACCTGCGAGCCAGTGACCAGCGAGATCTGGAAGAAACCAGAGCCGTCCGTCTTGGCAGTAACAAGGGTTGCGCCTTGTACATATCCCTCGGTACCAGAGTAGCCTACCGAAGGGGTAGCTAGGACTCGGGCCGAAACAGAGGCACCAGCCAGGGGAGCACCCTGCGCGTCAAGAACATACCCAAACAAAAGAGTATTCACGACTGGGAGGGTCGCCGTTGGCGAGGGAGCGGCCTCTGCTATAAACAAAGGGGAAAGAGTGGTCTTTACAGTTGCTCCTGAAACACGTACATACATGTTTCCAAGGGTGTCTGTATCATTTGCGGAGAGGTCAATGGTGTAAACACCGTCTCCCACCTCATCCCACGTTCCTGCGGCCAGGGCGGGATTCATAGGGTCATAGGTGCCACCGGCCTTCTGAATGGCAACAGAGACATCTGTATAGGCAAGAAGCAGCGCTGGGCCTCCTGCGGCTAACTCAACATACACCGAGACTGTTGCTGCGGTGCTCTGGAGTAGTATTACGCACGACATATATAAAACTCGACTAAGTGGAGGGTGT